ACCCTATTTTTGTGAGAGGTCGTTACTGCAAAGATAAGATGTTTTAAAATAAATAATTTTATAAATTTTTTATAGAATATTTTACACTAAAAAAGGCAGCCCTTTCGAACTGCCCTGACAAACTTTAAACCAAACTTACAAACTAAATTAAACCATTATCTTGCATGTATTTTAATCGCGCTGGGTGAATACCGCTTTTTGTTTTTTCGTCAATTTCAAAACTTTTTGTTTGCCCGCCGTTAGACTGCTTTTCAAAATTGTATTCAGCTGCAATAATTTCAAATAGTGTTTCGTACTTTAGGTTTTCCGTTGGCTTAGATGGATGCTTTACGCGGTTACCATCTTTGTTAACCCATATGTTAGAATCGCCATCAATTTCAAAATCAAAACCGCGCTCACGAATTTCGGCTTCTAAAATGGCGCGCATTTCTCTATGCGCTAAACGTGCATTTTTTACAGATTCAACTAATGATCCGCGGACCTTATCTATTTGCTGATTTTTAATGTAGCTTTGAAATTTGCCCTGTTCTTCTTTAATAGCTTGTTGCATTAGCATTTCTTTTTCATTTAGCTTTGCATTGGCTAATTCAAGTTGTTGCGTTAGCTGTTGCAACTTTTGAGCATCAGCAGATGTGTATTCTTGCTTTAGCTTTTCAATCATTTCGACCTGACTATTTTTTAAATCAGAAACAATTGTTTTAAACCTATCTTTTTTATCTATTGCTTCATATTTCTTTAAGTCAATAGCAAAAGCATCAGCAATCTGTTTTTCTGTTTTTGCATAAGCAGCGCCAAATAGTTCAGCGCTTTTAGCTTCTTCAATCTGTTTGCCTAAACGTTCCTGTACAGTACGTTCAAGTTTAGATACATAACCTGTTACGGCTTCATCTAATGTAATTTCGTTAGATTCTAATTTTGAAATTAGTTCGGGTTCAATACCGAGTTTTTCTACAAATTTGTCAAGCATTTTTATGTGTGTTTAAACGTTAAATAATTTTAAATTTTCTAAATTTGAATTATAGATACCAAATATAGTTTCATAACATGATGTATAAGATTTTAATCTTTCAAGTCTATGTATAGCATCTTTTTTAGCAAATTTTTTACATGTTTCAAAATCGTAAATATTTTCATCAACAATAAAAACACCTACTACATGCACATTTGATTTTAAACATAAATGGCATAATGTTACATTATCACTTTTTTGATATTCTTCGCTAATTATTAAATTATCCATGTTTGTTTATGTTAAAAAATAATTTAGTAAAATCTTCAAATGATATACTTAGCGGCAATTCAAAACCGCTTTTTAAAATAACCTTAGTAAATTTTTCGCCATCATCCCATTCTGATTTATAGAACGTGGCTACTTCATCAAGGTCAATATAACAATAATCTTCAAGTTCAAGAACAGTTTCAGTTTCTTTATCTGTGTTTATATGTTCATCTATTTGTTTTTTTATTTTTGCCGCTGCTTTGTAGTCTTCAATTTTAACAGCTTCATCAAAATCATTTTGAAGTTGATCAAGTGTTAGCGGTTCTTCATTGTATTCAAGTTGAATTACAAATTTGTGAAATCTTGGCATATTATCTACGTTTATTTGCACAGCCGCAGCCGCGTTTTGGGGTTACTGTTCTTTGAATTGGTTGTGCTGGTTCTGATACGTGAATAGTACCGAGATAGTTATAATTACCTGTTTGCTGTTCGGTGTACCATTGCGCGGGCGTAAATTGGTATTCAGTACCGTTTGTTTTATGCTTTGCTTTTATTACTAACATGCTATAATTCTATTAGTGTAAAGTTAATAAGTTGATTAGGCTGAAATATTTTGATAGCTTCGAACCATCTCACATCAGGAACAACTAAACAACCAGCTGACCAACTATCAACAGCATGACCGATGCCGCCACGATGAAAGTTGATGCCGTACCAACCTTTAGTTTTAACTGCCTTATCTAACTTGCGGTCACGTGTATTATCGCGGAAAATTTCTATTGCACCCGCTTGAAAAAAATACGGAGCATTTAACCAAAGGTGTTTCCAATCACGTGCAGTAACAAACTTATGCGAGCCGATCACTTGCTGCTCACATGCAACCGCGCTACCTGTAATGCCGCCAACGGTCAAAGGATTAAATACTATAAAATCGCCGGGTGTTGTGCTACATGGTAAAATCATGTCGGCCACGCGGTTATTAAACCTGATGCAGTAATCTGCAAACTTATTATCGAATGTTTGGTCTGTTCGTACCCAAACTAAATCATTAACTGGGTTCACCCAACCTCGCTTTTTCATTTCACGGTCAATAAACGTCTTTGCCGCTGATAGAGTATATGGGCCAACTATGCCATCAATGGCACCGTGATAAAAATCTTTATCTTTAAGTATTTTTTGAAAGTTTTTCATGTGTTATTTTTTAATATAGTTTTGTGATCGTACCGGGTAAGCTATATGCCTACAATTATAGCCGCCGCGATTTTGACAAAAGTTTTCAGGCGTTGTATCTGGTATCATTCCCGTACCTTCATTTTCTGCAAATAAAATTTGTTCTTCTAATTGCTCAAACAAAATTAAACCTTTTTTCCCATTTTCTTCAAAGTTTACCCATTCTTCACATTGCAATCGGCTATCCTTTACTAAACTGCCAACGTATAACAAGGCATCTAATTTATAAGACTTTCGCACCGCTTCATTAACTACACCATCATATTGTAATAACGCATCGCGTGAGGCCTGCAAACTAATTCTTTTTAATACGCCTTGCCTTGCTTCAGTTGTTGTTAATTGCCCTGCAATTGAAGTAACAACATCTGTTAAACTGCTACCCTGATTTACTGCAATTAGCAATTCATTTTTAAGCGGGTTTATTAAGTTTACATTTAATCCTTGACCTTGCATCGCCGCAACTACATTATTAACAGCATAGCGCTTAAATGGGTTTAAAAAACTTTTTGTTATATCAATGCCGTTTAATTCTTGTTGCGCAAGCTGTGTATTAGCGCCAATTTCATCAAAGTTTTCTAAAAAACCCGAAACCATTACATTATAACCAGCCTTTTCTAAAAACCTATTAACAGCTGTTTTAAACGAACTTAAACGCGCTATGTTTTCTTTAGACCTTACTAAATTGCCCGATGTAGTTCTAAACTTATTTATCCAATCAACAACTTGTTTTACAAATTTCGGTTCTACTTTATTAAACCGCTTTTGTAAAATTTCTAATGCTTTGTCGTTAATTCTTTCGGGTTTGTTGAAGTCCATTATTCAGCATTATTAAATTCATCCATATTAACTTCGGGAATTACATTACTTGCAACGGCATCAAACCTTGGCGCTAACTTTGCATCAATAGCATTTTTAATAGCTGTATAATCATTATTCATAATATCAAAACCTTCGTCATAATAAAGTTCTGTAACAGCATCAAAAACAAATTGCGCGCTAATTGCATCCTTTTCTGTTATTTGGCCCGATGCTAACAAGTTAACACGTTCATCTACCGTATAAAGATAAGCACTATTATACATTGCGCAAATGGTAGCTATTTGGCGCGCTATTGAATCAGAATTATAACGGCGATCAACATAGCTAATATATGATTCGTATCTAATAGCAGTTGGCAAACCTTTTTGCGATAGTGCAAATTCTGCCATCAATTCTGTTTCTGTTTTAAGGTCAAAACTGATAGGCGGGTTAACCATTATCGCACTTTCGGTATCCATAAACACAATGGCTTGAATAATACGCAACACATCTTTATAACGCGCGTAAACATCATCTGATATTTTACCTACTTCTATGTATTCTGGTTCGCGGTCTAATTCTTTAGCTACGCCAGATTGTGCAGCTTTTAAACTACGGTTTATATTTAACACTTGTTCCGCTTTACCTAATGCTTCAGAAGCTACTTTATTAGTTTCTTGAATAGTGCTAACATCGGGCGAATAATAACGTATCGGTTCAACTTGCTGCTTATCATTATCGCCAAACTTAGATGTAGTAGGATTTAGGTTATACGCTGCCAATGGCGTAATGCTTAACGTTTTGCCGTGACCGCTACATGTTTTGCAAGTTATGCTGTTATCGTAGTTATTTGGATCAGGTACGCGGCCCACACCATTACAGCTATTACAATCAACACCTTCAACAAATTTGATAGGGAAGCATGTAGCAAGCATAACCGATTTATGCTGATTATCAAAAATAGCAGCATCATTTAAGTAAGGTATTGCAGGGCTAAAATCAGACTTATAAATTTTAAACGTATTGCCATAAGTATCATATTTTGGCACAACTCGACCGCCTAAAGTTACCCACGGCATAATACCGCTATTATGTTCATAGATAACCTCAAACATTGTTTTGTCACCATACGCGCGGGCCTGTGCGTAAAACATATCGGTAACAATGTGATAGTATAGCGGGTTTTCAATACCTAATGTAGCATATTTATTTTTTGATATGCCTTTATATATTAGTAGTCTGTATTCAGGGTCATTAAAAACAATCCTATCAGACTGAATTACTTT